CAATACCGTATTAAGTGCCTTAACAATTTACATAATAGATCCATTTAGGGTTTATCACATAGATTCTGAGTCAAGAACACTCGTTATACAGCCAGAATCTCGCAAATTTAGTGTAAATCGTGAAAATCGTGTAAATAGTATACAAGAAGAAACTAGAAACTATGCTATTGATAGCGAAACAAGACAACTGGTTGTCCAACCCCATAAACTTACAGAAGTTATTGGAAATCCGCTAGATAGGAGAGAAAGTTAATGGCACATACTATAACAGGATTTCAACAAGACAGGGTTGGAGTATTCATTGAAAAAGATCCATTCGCAGTATTGGACTATTCATTAGACTGGACCAACTGGATGCCAAGTAGCAATACTATTTCAGCAATCACGGTCACAGCAGAAACAATTTCAGGCGACTCAGCGGCATTAACAATAGACTCATCAACAAACACATCTTATATCGTAACAGCAAGAATCTCAGGCGGCACAGCAGGCAACATTTATAATGTAGAATATAAAATTACAACAAACCAAGGACTTAAAGACAGTCGTAATTTTAGAATCAAAGTCGTAGAGAGACAGGCGTAATGAGTGAAGAAAAACAAACAAACAAAAGATACAAAACTATAGATAGAGATCTCGTTTATAGATTGGCCTGTATCCAGTGTTCTGACCAAGAGATAGCAGAAGTAGTTGGAACAACTGTAACAACATTAAGAAAAAGATTTAAAAGCCTTTTAGATAAAGGCAAGGAAACAGGTAAACAAAGCCTAAGAAGGGCGATGTGGGAAAAGGCTATGAATGGTGATACCCGTATACAAATATTTTTAAGTAAACAATATTTGGGCATGAAAGACGCACCAGAAGATACGCAGAACACTACACCGCTACCATGGGAAGATTGATATGCCATTGAGCCAAGCACAAAAACAAATATGTGATAGCGCCAAAGAAAACCGCTTTGTTGTTTCAGTATGCGGTAGACGTTTTGGTAAGACCCACGTTAGTATGCGTGAGTTGGCAAGGGCCGCATCTACACCACACAGCCAAGTTCAATATGTTGCTCCAAGTTATAGAATGGCAAAGAACATTGTTTGGGATCAACTAAAAAGCAAACTAAAAGAACTACGTTGGATTGATCAAAGCAATGAAGCAGAATTAAAACTAAGATTAAAAAATGGTAGCACAATATATTTAAAAGGCGCAGATAATCCAGACAGTTTAAGAGGTGTTGGATTAGACTTTATTGTAATGGACGAGTTTCAAGACATAGACAAAAGAACATGGACAGAAGTTTTAAGACCTACACTATCTGACAAAGGTGGTAGAGCATTGTTCATTGGCACACCAAGAGGTGTTGGTAGTTTCAGTCATGAAATGTATACAATGGCACAAGACACAAATGATTGGGCGGCACACACATTTACAACAATTGAAGGTGGACAAGTTCCTGAAGATGAAATAGAACAGGCAAAAAGAGATATGGATTTAAAAACATTTGAACAAGAATATCTCGCAACATTTAACACATACTCAGGCGTTGTATATTACAACTTCAATAGAGACTATACCGTAAAGAAAGCAAATGAATATTCACTACATGAATTACATTGTGGCATTGACTTTAACATTGATCCTATGTCTTGTTCAATTAGTGTTATAGAAGGGAATACAATACATTTCATAGACGAAATAGTAATGAATGGTTCCAACACTGATGAAGTAGCAGATGAAATAAAAAGACGCTATCCTAAATCAAGAATTATAATGTATCCTGATCCTGCTGGCAGACAAAGAAAAACATCAGCAGGTGGAAGAACAGATATATCAATTTTACAAAACGCAGGTTTTCGCGTTCTATATAGAAATAACCATACTCCTGTAAGAGACAGAGTAAACGCCGTGAACGCAAAATTACTAAACACAAAAGGAACACCAAGTTTATTTGTTGATCCTAAGTGTAAACAAATTATAAGTTCTTTAGAACGTATAGTATATAAACCAGGAACATCCGTTATTGACAAGGATGGAGATTTGGATCATATGGCAGACGCAGTAGGTTATCTTGTAGACTACCTATATCCAATCCGCACTGACTATGAAGCATCAACACCGCAGAGATGGACATTTTCAGGATCAAATAACAATACAAGGAGTTGGAGATAATGCCATCTATTAGAGACAGAGTCATTAAGGGTGATAAGCGTTATGCCGTTGATTATATTGTTGAGGCGCATGATGCCTACAAACATTATCTCAACCGCTGGCAGTTCTTAGGTGATTCATACACAGGTGGTTATGAGTATTTCTTAGGCAGATACTTAGAACCATATCATTACGAATCAAGAGATGATTACGAAAAAAGATTAAGACAAATAGGCCTAGACAATCATGTAAAAAGCATTGTTGGAATATACAACTCATTCTTGTTTAGAAAAGACGTAAAAAGAGATTTGGGCAACTTGGAAAATGCGCCAGGCATAAACGCATTTATGAAAGATGCTGACCTAGACGGAAGAAGTTTTGATAGTTTCATTAGAGAGATGAGTGCCTTAAGCATGGTATATGGTAATGTTTGGGTAATCATTGACAAGCCAAGCATACAGGTTGGCACAAGAGCAGAAGAACTAGAACAGGATATACGTCCTTATGTTTCTATGTTTACACCAGACAATGTTTTAGATTGGGAATATTCAAGACAAGCAAATGGATTGTATACACTATCATATCTAAAAGTAAAAGAAGAAATAGTTGAGAACAAACAATACATTAGAGAATATACACCAGAAGAAGTAAACGTATACCTTGTAGATGGACAAGAAAAATCAGGCGGCTTGGTAAGCACTACTCCTAATATGTTAGGAAGAATACCTGCTGTTCCTGTATACGCACAAAGAAGTCCAATAAGAGGTGTAGGTGTTTCAGCAATAGGCGATATAGCAGACATCCAAAGAGAACTGTATGAAATGGGCAGTGAAGTTGAACAAATTATTAGACTTACTAACCATCCATCACTTGTAAAAACAGCAGACACAGAAGCAAGTGCTGGAGCAGGTGCTATTATACAAATGCCACAAAACCTAGAGCCTAATTTAAAACCATATCTATTACAACCAAATGGTGCTTCAATTGATTCAGTGTTAAATGCTATAAGACAAAAAATTGATGGCATTGACAGAATGGCATCACTAGGTGGTATTAGAAGTATTGAAAGTCGTAGACTTTCAGGCATAGGATTACAAACAGAGTTTCAAATGTTAAACAGCAAATTGGCAGACTTTGCCATGAATCTAGAACACGCTGAAGAAAAGATATGGCGTTGTTGGGCGATGTATCAAGGAACAAGTTTTGATGGTGAAATATTTTATCCAAGATCATTCTCAATACAAGACAAGGCAAATGACGTAGCCATGTTAAAAATGGCAAAAGAAGCCAACATAGGAGACGTAAGGATAAATGAAGAACTTGATAAAAAAATCTATGAAACTATTACAGAAGGTTTCTACGAAGATTTACCAAACAATCAAACACCTGTTCAAAAGAACATGATGGAACATCCACCAGTAACAAACGTAAATGATATGGTTACACATTTAAGAGAAATGGTTACAGGCGGATACACTGACGAAGAAATAAAACAACTACATCCAGAACTAGCAGAACTTTTTACAAGAGGTGAGTAATGGGCCAGTTTGTTCCTGATAGGGATTTTGTAAACGAGATTCCAACAGAAAAAAAATTAAGACAGGTGTTGAGCGATTACAACATCAACATCACAAAGTTTGAAACAAAGAATTCAAAAGCGGCAGGCGTGAGGGCTAGGCTTAACCTACTAGAACTTTATCAATTGTGTAAAACAAGGCGTAAAGAAATACTAGAAAGGAAAAAGGAGTTGGTATACTAATGGCAAGAAGAGTTCCAAAAGATAAGAAAACAGGTATGCCTAAAAAGTATCTAAGTGGGCTCACAGGCGCACGTAGAAGCGCCGTAGCACGTCTTCAGAAACAAATAAGCAGTTTGGCAAAAGCAGGTAAAAGAATACCGCAAAGCCTAATTGACAGGAGGGTGAACATTGGCAAAAAGAAGAAAAAGTCTAAGCGTTAGTGTAAGAAACACACTATCCAAGAAAGCCGCTACAAAACGCGGTGTAACCACAAACATATTAGAACAAGTTTATAGAAGAGGCCAAGGTGCTTTTCTAACTGCTGGTTCACGTCCTGGTGTTGGTATGGCACAATGGGCAATGGCCAGAGTAAATAGTTTTATGCGTGGGTCAAGGAAACATGATCTAGACTTACAAAGCAGGGTAAGAAAAAACAAGAGAAGATAATGCCTAAGCCTAATAGACAAATGATGAAGAATGCCAAGAGGGCATTGGACTTAAGAAGTAAAGCACCAGCAAGTCGTAAAGGTATGACTCCTGTTGGTTTACAAAGAGCAAATCAATTTGCTAAAGGGCAAAATGTTTCAATGGCAACCGTAAAGAGGACTTTTAGTTTTTTAAGCAGGGCAAAGTCCTATTATAAACCAGGCAAGAACACACCAGGCACACAGGCATACTTAGGCTGGGGTGGTGCGGCAGGATTATCCTGGGCACGAAAGTTACTAAAGAAATGACAGTAACAACAGCGGCAAGTCTAGGAGCACTTACATTGGGTAATAGACCTGGACCAAGACGTTTTAAACTAAAAACTATAGGAGAACCAATCATGGCATCAAGAGGTGGTAAAAAGTCAAGAGGCGGTAAGAAGAAAAAGAAAAAAAGTTCTATGTCTCGTGGCAAACGCCGTTAAATGACGGTTTTATGCTAATATAGTATAAATAACTTTACATACTGCTATAAGAGGGCAGGTGGTAGAACTCAACCAAATTAGAAAGAGGTAAATTATGGACGCAGAAAATACAGCGGTAAAAGAGACTGAGCAAACTGTTGCTCAACCAGAAGGTGAAAAACAGGCTGATACACAAGTATCTGAGAAACAAGACACTTTGTCACAAGAAGATGTAAATCGTATTGTGTCAGAAAGAGTGGCAAGAGAAAGATCTAAGTTTGAGAAAAAGTATTCAAACGTAGATTTAGATCTATACCATCAGTTGGTGGAAGAAAAAGACACGCAACGCCAGAAAGAGTTGGAGAAGCGTGGAGAGTTTGAAAAAGTATTGAAGGAACAGGCTGACAAGTTTAACAGCAAGATCCAACAATATGAAAGTGAACTTACTTCTATCAAGGTAGACGGATCTGTTTTATCAGAGGCTACTGCTCAAAAGGCAGTGAATCCTCAACAAGTTACACAGTTGATTAAAAGCAACTTGAAACTAAATGAAGCAGGTGGCGTTGATGTTGTAGATAATAACGGACAGGTAAGATACAACGATAAGGGTGAACCAATTGGAGTATCGCAACTGGTAAAAGAGTTTCTCACAGCAAACCCACACTTTGTTCAAGCAGGACCAAGCGGAACTGGAACAGGACAAGGTATAGGTAAGCAAGATGCTTTGGTAGATAACGATGTATCAAAACTTAACATGGAAAATCCTGAACATCGTGCTCGTTATAAACAAATAATGGCATCAAAAGGGATCCGTGTTTAAACTGTTGAAAACACATAAGGAGAACTAACATGGCTAATACAACAGCAAGTATGACTTCAGAGTTATACGCAAATGTAGTTCAAGCGGCTCTTTTTACACTATCTGAACAGACTGTAATTAGACCTCTTATCAGAAACTACGACATGACTGGCACACCAGGCCTAACAGCACAGGTGCCAATCTATCCAGCAATCAGTGCCGCAGAATTAACTGACGGAACTGATATTTCAAGTGCTACATCATTTAACACTACTTCAAAAACTATTACAGCGGCTGAACGTGGTGTTCTAGTAAACTTAACTGACTTGGCTAAAGAGTCAGCAAGTGAAGACGTAGCGGCGGCTATTGGACGTCAAATTGGTGACGCAATGGCTAAAAAAGTTGACCAAGAACTAGCGGCTTTATTTTCTGGTTTCTCATCTCAAGTAGGAGATGACAAGGCTGAATTAACTGTTGACGACTTGTTCAAAGCGGCGGCAACTTTAAGAAATAACAACGCACCAGGACCATACGTTTGTGTGTTACACCCATTCCAAGCATTTCAAATTAAAAAATTACTTGCTGGTAATGGAAACACTCCAATGAACAATCACGATCTTGCTAACGAGGCTTTAAGAGAAGGTTTCGTAGGTAGAATCGCTGGTATGGACATCTTTGAATCAACTGTCGTAACAGGCGGTGACTCAGCAGGAACTTTCATTGGCGCGGCAATGTCTCAAGACGCACTTGGCTACATGGTCAAGAGAGGAATGAGAGTTGAAGAGCAAAGAGACGCAAGTTTAAGATCAACAGAAATTGTTGGATCTATGGCTTACGGTGTATCTGAAATCTTTGACGGCTACGGCGTTGGAATCGTAGGGGACGCTCAGTTATAATAAATAACTGTGTTATTCCTTAATAATAGCATAACATTGAGTAGGGCGGAGCAATTCGCCCTATTCTCTTGAAAACACCACCTATTTCCCTAATATCGCTAAATACTTTATAAACAAAACATTGGTTGGGGAAGGACCCTAAGCATTATAAAGGACAGTATCCTATTATGGCAATAACATTAGCAACTGTTTCAAACATACAGGAATATGAGCCAGACATCTTACAGTTTGGTATACCTGACTTTGACGCAGAAATAACAAAAGCACAACAAGACGTTTTCAGAGACCTCCGCATTCGTTGGTGGCCTACATATCAAGTTGGCAGATACGACATTACACGACTGGCAACAAACGCAATTGAACCAGATGACGATCTGTATACAGCAACCCAACTTACAAGGGCCTGTGTATACAACGCATTAGGTTATCATATCTACCCCAAACTGGCAAAATTTGAACCAGACCAAGATTTGTTTGAAAGAAAAATGGAATTTTATAGACAAGAGTATGAAAGAGAATTAGACCTTGTTTTAAGAGACGGTGTAGAATATGACGCAGATAGTTCTGGAACAGTTACTGACCACGAGAAAGAACCTACGCATTACCTACGCCTAAAAAGGTAATGGTGTATGTCGCATAGAGAATCAGCAGTTAAAAATATAGTTGAAGTTTTAACGGACATGGCAGATCCGCGTCCAGTCTTTGTGACTAGAGAACCATTTGACGTTGATAAGTTAGCGATGACACAATTTCCAGCATTACTTGTAACAGCAGGCAATGAACAAAGAGATGATCATGCCATGGGTGGAGCAAGACGTGGAGTAATTGAAATCAATATTAGAGGATTCGTCCGTTCAGACGGTAGAACAGGTTTCGTTCAGTCAGTAGACGAAAAACGAAATGATTTAATTGAAAGAATAGAAGAAGCATTAAACACCAATAGAGATAGAGACTTAAATGCGGCACAGGCGGCAACAACTCGTGTTAGCACTATTGAGGTAGTTGATAGAACACCACCGTTGGGCGAATTTTTATTAATTGCTGAAGTTCAATATTCTTTTACTAAAGGAGCAACATAATGGCTGTAACACAATATACCAAAATGATTGATAATAACGGTGAACTTCAGTATATTGAAGAGGACCGTATACAAAGATTTCTGGGTGAAGGTTGGCAATTGGCTGATCAACCTAAGCCAGAAAAAAAGTCACAGAAACGCAAAGGTAAGAAAGACAAAATTTCTGCTGATGCCCAAGTGACTTCAAAAACATCTAATGAAGAAGAAAAAGAGTCAGGCGATATCACAGTAGGTGATACTACATGGACTGAAGAAGAATTAAATTCTAAGCCTTGTATATCATGTGATGACGAAGATCATTCCTATATGGAGTGTGATGAAGATAATTGGACTTTTTCTGAAGATGATTTCAAAACTGCCAAAAAGGAGAACTAAACTATGGCTACATTTACTGGAGAAAACGGTAGAGTTGAAGTAACGTCAGTGGATTCCGCTGGTGCTAATACAAACACCGTTGCTGAAGTTCGTTCCTGGACAGTAGAACACACAAAAGATGTGATTGAAGATACTACCATGGGCGACGCGGCAAGAACTTACAAAAACGGACTACATCAGTTCACAGGATCAATGGAAGTTATCTATGATTCCACTCACACTGGATCTACTAACGCATTTGATCCGTCACAAGACACAGCAATGACTGTAGAATTCTACACGTCTTCAACTGCTGGATCTCAGAAATTTTCTGGATCAGTTCTTGTAACATCAGTGTCTAGAACAGCATCATTTGATGACCTAGTAACGGCAACTGTGAACTTCCAAGGTTCAGGCGCTTTAACTATTACGGCACTATCATAGGATTGTAATGTTAAAGGTCACGGTTAAGAGACCAAGAAGAACTGTGAGGCAACTTGAAAGAGAAAAAGATGCTTTCATAGATAGAATGACTGATACTCTGTTGGTGGCTTCTAGGAGCAACACACCAATAGATAAGGGACGAGCGAGACGGGGCTGGCGTAAAGAAAGATCAATACGTCAGACCTCTATCGTAAACAGAGTTCCTTACATAGTGGCTTTGGAAGACGGTCATTCTAAACAAGCACCTAATGGTATAACAAAGCCTGCTATTAGGGAGACACTTATAAAACACGCCTTAGATAGAATAAGGTAAAAGGAGGAATAACAATGAGTGTATTAACAAATGCCACAGGGCATTTCAAAGACAAACTGGCAGGAGGTCTTCGTAAGATCAAAGTTCCTGAATGGAAATCAGATATCTACGTTAAATCTGCCTACTCTTTTGCTACGGAACAAAATATTATTAAGTTACAAAGCGAAGGAAAAACTGTTGAAGCATTGGTAGAAACTTTAATTGCTAAAGCATTAGATCCAGAGGGAAAACCTATTTTCACTAAAGCGGATAAAATTGTTTTAATGAGCGAAGTGGATCCTAATGTTATTATACGGATTTGTGCTGATATGAATACGCCAATTGATACATTGGAGGATATTGGAAAAAACTCGTAGAGGACACTGAACTCCTAGTTCTATGTAAAATAGGTGACAGGCTAGGAAAAAGTTTAACAGAGGTGATGGCGCTCAGTGTCCTAGAAATACGCACTTGGTTGGCTTACTACCAGTGGGAAAATGAACAACAAAGGAAGACATTAGATGGCAACGCAAACAATAGACATCGTCGCAAGAGATAAAACCAAAGGTGTCATGAGAGGCATAGAGGGCTCTCTTGGAAAGATAGCCGCACTAGCGGCAACAGCCTTTGGTGTTCAACAACTAGGTAGGTATGCTAACACAATCCAAACCGTTACCAACAGACTTAAATTAACAGAAGCAGGTCAAAAGAATCTAAACCAAGCATTGAAAAATGTTCAAGGCATTGCCAACAGGGCAAGACAGGACTTAGATTCAGTTAGTGATCTTTATCAAAAGATTGCGTTGGCTACAAAGGATCTTAATTTAAGTCAAGAAGCAGTCGCACAGACTACAGAAACATTTACTAAACTTTTATCCATTGCTGGTGCTGAATCAGGCACAGCGGCAGGTGCCATTAGGCAGTTTGCCCAAGCACTAGGTAGTGGTGCGTTTAGAGGTGATGAATTTAACTCTGTTGTTGAAGCGGCTCCGCAGATACTTGATATCTTAGCAAAGGAAACAGGTAAAGCAAGAGGTCAAATTAGAGCATTGGCGGCAGATGGTAAGTTGACTGCTGACGTTTTGATTAATGCGTTGTTAAAGAGTGCCAAGGATGTTGATGAACAGTTTGCTAAAACTTCACCAACACTAGGACAGGCATTTACAGTTTTAAACAACAACGTATTGGCTTTGGCCAATAACGCAAGTCCTGTATTTTCCGCTATTTCAAGAGCAATCATTGTCATTGCTAATAATTTAGACACGGCGGCTATCGCGGCGGCTACATTTATTGGCACAATGGCTGTAGGTAAAATTTTAACCATTGCTTCTAGTGTAGGCAAACTAAAAGGGGCGGTTGTTGCCCTTAATTTAGTAATGAGAGCCAACCCATTGGTAGCATTAGCAACAGCGGCGGCAACGGCGGCCATTGCTGTGTTTAAACTACTAGGTCCTATACTACAATTAGAAGGCACCTTAGGTGACAAACTTTTATTTGCCATACAAAAAGCATTTAACGGCTTCCTAAACTTTTTTGAAGGCGCAGGAAGAGCCGCATTTGAATTTGGTAAGATATTAATTGAATCATTGAATCCATTTGATGATGTAACACTTCATGATGCTTACAAAAACTTTGGAGCACGTATGAGTGAAGCCTTTAACGCAGGTTTCAAAGAAGATAGATTACAATTTATTGATCCAGAAGTTCAAGCAGACTTTGAAAAACAATTAAGTGACAGACAAGCGGAAATTGAAGGCGCTCTAAATAAAAAAGAACCACTTACAATTACCATTACTCCAAACACAAGTGAATACACAAAACAAGGTTTGAAAATAAACCAAATTGAGGAATCATTGTTAGCGGAGCGTGAAAAAATAAATTTAGAATATCAAAAACGTAGAGTATTGATTGAGAACGCAACCAAACATGAAATACAAGCAAGTGGTAAGAGTGTAGCAGAACAATTACTAATAATTGAAAAAGACAAAGACAAAAAACTAGCGGCTATCAAGCAACAAGAACTTATGCTTGAAGAACAGATGCGTGTTGAAAAAATTAACAAGGCAATGAGTGTTGCTGATGAAGTTACAAAATTAGAAATAGAAAAAGCAGAACGCATTAGAGAAATAAACCTACTTACTGAAGACATTTTAAAAGAAGCAGGTATAGATAGAGCAACAGCAATAAGAAACATTGAAAAGAAATTTGAAGCAGATAGAACTGCCGCACTAAAACGTCAGGCAGAAGAAGCAAAAGCAATAGCAAAAACAGAACGCATTAACAATTTAAAGGAACTTGGCAGAACACAAGAAGAAGCAGAAAATTATTATGACTTTGAAAACAAAAGCCAAAGAGAAAAAACTACATTTGCTATCGCACAAAGTAAAACCTTGTTTACAAGTTTAGCACAGGTTAATAAAAGATTCGCGGCTATATCAAAAGCAATAGCAATAGCAGAAGCAGTAAGAAATACTTACTTAGGTGCTACCAAGGCACTAGCAAGTTATCCACCGCCATTTAACTTTATTGCGGCGGCGGCTGTGGTAGCAAGTGGACTGGCACAGGTAGCAACTATTAGAGCACAACCTTATCAAAGAGGTGGTGACATGAGAACAGGACAAACAGCACTGGTTGGTGAAGCAGGTCCAGAACTTATTGTGCCAAGACAACCTTCTACTGTTATTCCAAATGAAGTAGCAACAGCAATAACAAACCTAAAAGGTGACGCAAGTCCTGTAAACGTAAACTTTAACATTAACACGGTTGATGCCTCAGACTTTGATTCGCTTTTAGTTGAAAGACGTGGAACAATAGTAGGCATCATTAACCAAGCAATGGAACGCCGTGGTAAGATGGGAGTAGCATAATGGCTAATGAAACAACAGGTGGTGATGATACTAC